CTGAGAACGAAGGTAAAGTGATGCTATTTCGTTATGGTAAGAAAATCTTTGATAAGATTACTGCAGCAATGCAACCTGAGTTTGAGGATGAAACTCCAATCAATCCATTTGATTTTTGGGAAGGTGCTAACTTTAAGTTAAAGATTCGCAAAGTTGATGGATATTGGAACTACGATAAGTCTGAGTTTGAAGGTAAGTCTGCTCTATTTGATAATGATGAAGAAATCAATAAAGTGTGGGAATCTCAGTATTCTCTTGAAGAGTTTACAGCACCAACAAACTTTAAGTCTTATGATGAGTTGAAGACTCGTTTAGACGCAGTGCTTTCAGGTACAACCAAAGTGGGTAAAGTAACCGATGATCTTGATGATCGCCCAGTTGCACCACCAAAAGTTGACACTACACCTTCACCTACTCCAGCAATGGAAACTAAGTCAGTTGAAGCACCTGTAGTTGAGGAAGATGACGATACTATGGCATACTTTGAAAAACTAGCAAACTAAGACAAGTCTAAAACTTGTAGTGAGGAATGCCCACTTCGGTGGGCATTTTTTATGTGTATTGACTAGTGGACATATGTGAGAGGGCAGTATCATGGAAATTTGGTTTACCATATGCGACATATGTATTATCTTGTTGATTATTAACAGTCTTTGCTTGTGCTAGAACAGTATCTCCTGAATTACCTTGAGCATTACTTTGCAGTGTTAATTCTCTTTCTTTCATTTCCGCTTCACGCTGTAAATGTTCTAATACTGGACTGTTTTGTTTTTGTTTATTTTGTTTTTCTATTTCTAGTTTTTTATTTTCTTGATCAAGAAGTTTTTTATCTTCTGTTTCTACAAATTCTTTAGCAAAATAATCTTCTGCTCCAGCTTTAAGTGTACCATCTGGATTTAATAAACCAACCAATTGTTTATTTCTAATTAGATTTTGAAGTTTTAATCTTTCACTTTCTAGTTGTGATTTAAATCTTGCACTTTTTGGATTAGCAGCAAGTTTTTCTTCTAACTCTGCAATTTTTTTCTGTTTGTCAGTTATTTCTTTTGGTATATCTCTCTTTGCTAAATCATCTGCTCTTTCTGCAAGAGTTTCTGCTTCTTCTCTAATATATGCCTCTCTTTTATCTCTTTCGAATATACCAAAAAAGTCTAGAACATCTCTTATGTCAGAAACAAATTCTTTAATTACTGCAACAAGTTCTTTAAATACTTTTTTAACCATAGGAACTAAATCTTCACCTAAGAATCTAAATCCCTCAGTAAGTCTCTCTTCTAGTTTAGTAAAGTCAGCATTTCTTAAGAATTTAATAAGAAAACCAAGAGCAAGAACTGTTGCAGCTGTTGTTAATAAGAATTTAAACCCACCAAAGAATTTATTAAACAATCCTGAAAATGCACCTATAATACCTTTTACAAAACCACCAATAGCAGATTTAAACATCTCACCGATTTTTAAAATTCCACCAAGCAACATTTTAGGGATTGATTTAATCGGCATTAATAGGTTTGATAGTTTAAATTTAGAACCTTGGCGATTATCTTTATTATCATTTTCTTTCTTACCAAATATAGATCTCATTGAAGCAAATATTTTTCCAATCCTACCTGTTTTTTTAGGATCCTTTCCACTCCCATCATCATCTTCTCCACCTCCCCCACTCATAGAATTTGCCATTTTTTGTAACAGTGGCAATGACGCATCATTATATTCTTTTTGTATATCATAAAGACCCGTGCCTTTATTCGGTTGACTAGATAATAGATTATCAGTTTCAGTGATACCTTGATCTTCTTGGAACTTTTCATTTTTAGATTGAAGTAATCTAGCATTAATTATTTCTGCAAGGTTTGATAAGTTGTCTTCAACTAATGAAGTATCTGTTGCATCAGCAATTCTATCTAACTTTTCGTTTGTTTGTTTTTGTTGATTTAATAAGGCACGACCAGCACCAGTCCTCGCATCTAGAGGATTCCTTTGTTTGCTGAGTATATCACTCGTTCTTTTTTGCTCTTCTAGTAATGCCTTAAAGTCTGCCATTATTTTTTACCTGAACCTACATATAATCCAAACCAAGCAGCACCTGCCCCCACAATGACCGATACAAAAGCAGATTGTGCGTTTGTTGGGTCAGGTAATGTCATAAACCACTCTGTTGTACGATAAAATGCAAACCCATAGAGTGATATTAACAATCTAGGAAATACACGCCAACTATCAAAGGTAGATGCAGCATTATTATACCACGAACCTTGCTCTACTGTTGTGGTAGAGCGGTCTACTTCTACTATATTTACTGTTTTATCTTCAGCCATTGTTTCTCTCTTGTTGTTTTACCTTTTCGTTTTCTTTCTTAACATGTTCTTCAAGTAATCCCACATATATTTCCCTTTCCCACGGCATCATATTTTCAAGTTCGGTTAAACTATATTTATGATGTTGCATCAATGCAAAGTTAGTTTTATAGTAATTATATAAACTTTCATGAGAAAGGACTACGCTAAAAAACTTTCTATGCCTTCAATTAGCACCTCACTCTTAACTTTTGTTTTAGGATTTTCTAACTCAACAAAATGCCTTAATTTTGGCATTGTTTCAAAAAAGTCTGTGACCTTTTGAAATTGATCTACAGTAAATCCTTCAATAAATTCTTCAATGTCTTTGTCAGTAATATCTATCCTATTATGTATAGTATCATTGTGATGAACTTCATGAATACAATTCTTTAAAATATCAAACACATCAGAACTTGAACCTTTAAATGTTTTTGCGTTTTCAAGTGTTGGATACTTCATAATCATTTTTATAGTATCAGTTACTTCAATAACATTAGTATGTCCGTCTTCCACTTGAACTTCAATATCATCTAAATTTACAACAGTTTCAGTATATGTTTTTTCCTCTAATCTTAACGAATACATACTCCACATCAAATATAGGTGCATTGTGTACATCCATTTGATTAAAAGTACATGATGAAATTACATTACTCATTGCATTATATAATTCATTTTCATCCTTACTTTCTTCTGCCATCATCAAAACCTTTTGTTCCTTAACTAGAAATGGTCTATACTTAATAGTTTCTCCAGTTGATGGTACTTCAAGATTATAGACTGGCGTGTCTAACTTTGGTAGTGCCATAATTTACATCCTCTAAAATTATAAAATTACAATCTACTTAACACTTTTGGTATTTTATTAAGTATTTTTCTTTCTACTGTGTCTCCAATCAAGTCAAAAACATCTCCTAAAATTCTGTTGGGTATCTGACTTTGCCCCTCAAGTGGTTCCCAGTAACGATATGAGAAGGTAATTGGTAGTGTGGATACAGCATTGTTTGTTCCCATATCAAGTGCCATTTCACCAATTATCTTCGGAAATGCTTCGATTAATTTGATACCATATCTACGATTGTTTTGTTCATCTAACTGATAAATCTCAACTGAACCAACATAGTCATCATGATAACCAACACTCCAACTAGCAGGATTAAATGTCAATCCCTGCCATGCTTCAAAATACTTTTTCTCTTTCATATCACTTCTTAACAAAGTAAAGTTTGCTGTCAAGTCACCAAACTCTATACCATTTACAATCTCTCTAGTTGGACCATAGATGTTTGTATCTTGTGATACTTGTAATGTCCTTGCTGGAAATGAGATAGAAGTACATTTAATCGAAACACTTCTCAGTGTTCCATCTTTAACTAAGTCGCCCAATAATGTGGCACTTAGATTATCATAAGAAGATGGGTTTCTTACTTGGGCACTACTTGTTGGTGGAAACACTACCACTTCAAAACGATTGGGTCTAGCAACACCACTCTCATCACGAGCCAAACCAAGTAGCTCGTTGATAAGACCAAACGCAAAACCTTCTAATTCTCTTCCTACTCTTGCCATTAAATCATACTCCTAGAATCTGCATAAACTTTTCTATCTGATGCCTTCTTAAATTGTTGAACTGGTAATAATGCTGCAACTAAAAACTCATCAGCAGTTATTCTTCTGAAGTCAGACCTAAGATTATTTGTTAAATATCTTTTCAATGTAGGTTTGACTAAGTTTATGTTCTTTAAATCTCTGTAATCAACTCTAAGTCTTGTTGTTTCATTTATCTCATTCTCACCAGCATAGTCCATCATTTTGTCTAGTAACTTTACTCTCAATGGTATTGATAGGTAATGAAAATTTAATCCTAAAAATCCATTGTTATATTCTTCTATGGGTAATACCAAAGGGAATGTGTCATAGTATGGTAATTTTCCTTTTGTTTTTGGGTCATAGAAAAACATGTTAAGAACTCCAAAAGTTGGTTTTTTTGTTCTTTTCCCCTCACGAACTAACTTTGCGGATGAGGGTAATGTAAATTCTCTAATCTTTTTACGATACCACTCAACAGAACGAGGTTTACCACCTGCCTGATCGTATACACTCTTAATAAAGTTTTTATTTGCCATACTGTTATTTATACTGCGGTTTGAGATGATCTTCGGTTAATATCTTAAATTCGATTCCTCTGTCTTTACAAAACTCAGTAGCATACTTCCATTTAGCACGATTGACACTATATGTTTCCACTGCTTGCATCCATTGTTTTGTTTTTCTCTTTTGAGGTTTTGGTGGGGAACACTGATGCTTTGGTTTGACTTCAATAATATATTTTACCTTTTTACCATTTCTATCCTTAACTTTGACGAAGAAGTCAGGAAAGTAACGATGAACTCTATTATCTACAGGGGAGAGATAAGGAATGAAGAACTCTTCAGATCCCCACTCTAATATAGAAGGATTGTTATCACAATACTTCATAAACTTTAATTCCCATGAACTACGATATACTATATTAGTCGCATCACCTTGATATTTGCTCAAGTTTCTTGGTTTATATTTGCCTTTATATGTCATAATGTATTATAAATACTTGTAAATGTATACAAGGTTATTTATATGGCAGTTGACATCGGTAAATCCATAATATCTCAGGTATCAAATAGAACATTTAGAAAACTTGCTAATACTGCTGGTTCAGCAATTAGAGGCATACCAGATATGCTACAGAACTCCAGTGATGCTGGTAAAGTAACTGTAGAACTTGGACCATTCTCTACAGGTAACTATCAATTCCCACTAGATGTTGAGAGTGGCGTCGAAGTTGGTAATCATGGTCATTACATAATGTTCTATATTAATCAACAAGAAAATGCTAAGTTGTCTATGAGTGAACCAGAAGATAGAGAAGGTAAAGCAAGAACATCTACAATTGAACAAAGAAATAAACAAAAAAATATAAAGAGTTATTCAAATACAGCAGTAATTCCTGAGTTTGAAGGTCAACCAGCCACAACAATTCAATATAATGAAAATATATTCATTGATGAAAATAACTACGATGAAAAAATAAAAGAACTAGAAAGTTCTGCTAGTTTAATTAAAAACGCAGATGGCAGGGAACTAGAATATGGTGCAATACAAAATAGAAAATATAAAACTGCCTCTGTTGTAAGAGCACCAACAAGAAGATTAAAAACTGCTATTGCCATGTATATGCCACCTAACATACAAACGACCTATGGTGCTCAATACACAGATACTGAGATAGGAACTTTCACCGAATCTGCTTTTGACATTTATGATGCCTTCGTTGCTCGCAGATATGAAGACGCAGCACAATCATTTGTACAAGGAATTGAGGGTGCTGAACAATTATTATTAAAAGGATTGTTGGGTGCTGCAGGTGCGCTTCCAGGACTCGGTGGTATAGCAGAATTAGAAGCATTTAGAGAAGGTCGTATATTCTCTAATCGTATGGAACTAGCATTTAAAGGTGTAACGAAAAGACAATTTCAATATGCATTTAAAATGATTCCAAAGAGTCAAAGAGAAGCAGAAGAAATTAAAAAAATTGTAACTGCATTCAAATATAATATGTTGCCAGAATTTAAAGGTGACAGTAATATGGGTAGACAATTAATTGTTCCAAATACATTTGATATTGAATACATGTACAATGGACAACATAATAGTTACATACATAAAATCTCAACTTGTTTCTTAGAAAACATGACAGTCAATTATGGTGGAGACAGATACACAACACATGATTATGATGGCGAAAGTGGTGCGCCACCAACAGAAACTACTATGACTCTGAACTTCAGAGAAATTGAAACTATGTCAAGAGAAAGAATAGCAGAAGGATATTAAAATGTATTTTGACGATAACTTTCCAGTAATCCCATATGATGTTTTGGGTGACAACAACTTTAAGAGTATGACAAATCTTCTAAGAAGAGTTGCTATCAGAAGTAAAGTTAAAGCAAATACATTATTCTACGACACATATGATGTTAAGAATGGCGAGACACCAGAGTCTGTTGCTCACAAATTATATGGTGACGCAGAATTACACTGGGTTGTATTAATGACAAATGATATTGTTGATGTGTATCATCAGTGGCCAATGTCAGAGGCACAATTTAGAGCATATGTCAATGATAAGTATGATGACATCAATGGTATTCATCACTACGAAATATCACAACAGTCTGGTGACACAACTAAGAAAATTATTGTTGGTCAAACAGATGAAGACTTTCCTTTTCCTTTATCAACTCCTATCACAAACTATGAGTATGAAGTAAGAGAACAAGATGAAAAAAGAAAGATTCGTTTGTTGGATCCATCTTATGTCTCACAAGTAGAAAGTGAATTCAAACGATTAATGAAAGAAACTAATTTCTAATTATGTCTGAAAAAATACAGTATGCAGGTGAAGTCAATATTGATGCACTGGAGATATTAACTTCTAGTGGACTTAAAGTTGATGTAACTGAAATAACAGTTTCTGTAGATATCTTTGAAGATATATTTAAAAATACTATAACAGGAAGTATCATTCTCGGTGATACTGAAAACATTCTCACAAACTTCAAGATAGTTGGTCAAGAACTTCTTAGACTTAAATTCAGAACTCCTGGATTAACAGAAAAACAAGATATACTAGATTTTACTGATAATCCTTTTTTCATATACAAGATTAATATGAGAGAGTCTGTAACATCTGGTGGTCAGATGTATGAGTTATTGTTTGCAACACAAGAGTCGTTAAGAAATCAAACAGTGAGAGTGTCTAAAAGTTATAAAGATAGTATACAAAATATTGTTTATGACTTGATGGAAAACGAAAACATTATAGCAACAAAAAAAGATGTTTATGTAGATGCAACACTTGGTTCAAGAAAGATAGTCGCACCAAATGTTCATCCTTATTCATTAATAGATAAACTTAAAAGAGAATCTATCTCTATGGTAGATGGTTCAACTGAATTTTTATTCTTTGAAAATAAAGATGGATTTTATTTCACAAGTTTATCTGGATTATATTCAGCACCCATAAAAGCAATATTTCATGATGGAGACAAGGCATTAGACGAAAATTTATCTAGCACTAAGGATAGAGTTGACAATACAGTCATACAATCATTTAGAAGAATTATAAATTATGATATTGTCTCAAATAAAGACTTTTCTATGAATTTAATGGGTGGTATGATGGGTGGAGAACTCACAACACACAATATATACAATAAGAGTTATGAGACAACTAATTACTCTTATTTTGATAACTTTAGAGATCATCCTAGAATAGAAGGATCTAACTCTAAAACAATATATTCAGACGCATTGTTGTCAGATCTAAACACATTTGATAAAACAAGCATCAAAGTACACCCAACATCTTCAGTAAATGATTTAGATGCTCAACACTATGAAGGTGGAAATACTGTATACTCTACTAATAGAGCAAAGGACTGGATGTTACATCGTCAGTCCAGAATATCAGAGTTAAACAACAACAGTTTTATAAATATGACTGTACATGGAATTACAAATCTTAAGGTAGGTGACATTATCGAAGCAAATTTTCCAGTAGTTGGTAACGACCACAATAACTACAAATTAGACCCATTCTTGTCTGGCATATACCTTATATCAAAGTTAAGGCATACATTTTCGCCTATAACTAAATCACATCAAATCAACATACAGATCGTAAGAGACTGTGGAACAATTGATATTTAAGGAGGAAACTATACAAACCATTTTTGTTATGATCTTTCAATTAACTAATTAACAACAGGAAGTAATAATGACAAACAAAACTCGTACTAAAGTTAAGAAAATGAATTTTATGAATAGAGACCGAAGAGTCGAGGTATTAGATGATGCAACGAAAGAAACCATGGTAAGTATAGCAACGAAAACACAAAATGAAAACATACGAACAACTACAAGAAGGAGTTTATGACCCTAATATATTCCAAGCTGTTTTTCTAGCAGGTGGACCAGGAAGTGGTAAGTCCTTCGTAGCGAGGACTACCACTGGTGGTCTGGGAATGAAGGTTGTAAACTCTGATGACGCATTTGAAAGACTTCTAAAGAAAGAAGGTCTTTCTAAGAAAATGCCACCAGAAGAATTACAACAAAGAGATATTGTTCGTGGTCGAGCAAAACGAATAACAGCAACAAAACAAGATAATTATATTGCTGGTCGTCTTGGTTTAATTATTGATGGGACTGGTAGAGAGTATGATAATATACATCGTCAAGCATCAATGTTAAGAGAACTTGGTTACGAAACATATATGATTTTTGTCAACACAAGTTTAGATGTAGCATTAGAAAGAAATCAACAAAGAGACAGAACAGTTCCAGAAACAATTGTCAAAAAGTCTTGGAATGATGTTCAAAGTAATATTGGTAAATATCAAAACTTCTTTGGATCTAAGAATTTCATCATTGTAGATAATAATGAAAATGATCCAGATGCTAAAATATTCAACAATGTGACTAAAAGAGTCAGAGCACTTGTCAATCGAAAAGTAACAAACCCCATAGCAAAACTGTGGATCCAACAACAGTTATCAATGAAAAAAAGATAAACTTTTTTCACAACTCACATAAAATCAATGACTTATATACTTGACTTTTCTCGTTGAGAAGAGTACAATGGTATTATAAATTGATGAGAGAGGTATATTATGACTTTAGCAGTAAATTTTATAAAATAATGCTTGACATTATTCGTTCAGTTTATTACAATTGTTATATTGATTAATTAAGAGAGGTTATATTATGATAGTAGTACATACACAATTCCTAGAAAACTATGGTGCCTTCGAAGGCAGTGGTAAATTCTCTGAGGGTGAAAGTCGCTGGAAATTTAAATTTGGTAACACCTATGTTGTTGATGGTCTTGACAGGGAAGCAGATGCTGTTGCATTTGTTATGGCAGCATTTAGTGCGAACCATGTGAGTTTTAAGGAATACCCAGCTC